GAGGTTAATCGAGCACCTTCCCCAATTTGTGGGGTGCCACACAAGATAACAGACCTGTTTCAATGTGGTCGTGGCAATAAGAAAGCCCTAACACTAATAAGCGTAAAGGAGTTAACCAATGATTAACTGGGATAAGCCGGTAGAATGTGTGTATGGCGACGTTGAATACGTGTCAACAAACGAACGAAATACAAAGTGGGTTCGCTTGGATAATACAGAATGGGCTGTAGCTCCAAATGGCGCACCTTTAGATTCTTGGATGCCCTGCGTATACAACAAGAAGCCAGAGCCTAAAACAAATGAGTACTGGCTATGTGAAAGTAATGAATTCAGCGGTCAGGCTGTTCTGAGCTTTCATGGTAATCATTGGGAGGGTGCTAATGAAGAATATGGATTGGGCCATATTACACCGCTATACAAAATGGAGAGGGTAGAGGGATGAAAGTAGATTCAAGATACGCAATCAGCTACTCAAGGCCATTGTCGAGTTACCGTATTTACGTTGAGCCGGAGCCAAAATTCAAAGCATTGAAAATATTAGGGCTGGGGCTTCTTCACTTAATTTTTGTGTCACTGGGATTGTTGGCTTTATTTTTACTTCACCCTATTCTGCCGAAGCTATTTGCAATTCCTGCTGGACTTCTTACGGGAGCGTTCACATTTTACAGGTCCGTGGATAAAGGGTGGCTTTAGACTATGACCCACCCAATACCCACAGACTACAACGACGACCGTGATACAGGTCAAGATTATAATGTTAATGATTAGGTGATATATGAGTACATACGAAGAAGTAAAAGAAGTTAACGCAAAGATAGACGCGCTAATTAAAGCGCTTGGGTTTGAAATTGAGAAGGAGGTCATTCAAAAATCAGCGTCACCATCATGGGAAGGATTTGGCGCAGTGGATTACTGGGAAGAAACAGAGTACACAATAACTAAGCGAGATGATTAGGTAATATATGGATTTAAGGGAAATGTTAGAGCTAGAACGAAAGTGCAATAAACAAAAGCTAGAACAAAAGTTAAAAGAGGAGAAATATAAAAATCAACAACAAGTGATTAATAATGGCATTCAAATTGTAGGTGATCACATAAATATCACTACAATGGCCATTCTATCCAGTTTTAAATAGGGCTTCGGCCCTACACCCCATCAGAGCCTTCACACATACTCACCTCTACAATAAAGCCCGCTTAGAGGACTCCTAGGCGGGCTGATAGCGTTTAAGCAACTACTTCCCTATGGGGATAATATCAATCATAAGAGGCCTCCTCAAAACCAGCCTGAAGGATTGCCAGCTTCTTAGCTTCTAAAATGCCTACAGCCGCCACTGTAGGGATCTCACCAGCATACTCATCAATGAGCAAGGTAAGCCGCTCTGAAAGCTCGCCTAGCTTAGGGTAATGACTAACAGGCTCTTTTGAGAATTTCGCTACATTATCAGTCATTGCTAGTACCTTCCACGCCACGATTAACACGCTCGGCGGTGCGATGTTCTTGCCACAAGAGAGCCTCCTCTAGTCGCGTAATGGTTATGGAGTTTTCACGACAAGGATGAGAATTGTTAAAAGACCGATATAAATTGATTGCGTACCGGATAATCTCGGAGGCATCGCAGCCATTGCGACCACTTTCTTTTACTGGCCCACTTTATATCTCAAAGGTTACATCTTGACCGCTAACCGTCTGTTTTAGACATGATTTTTCTCCTGCAAATGCCGTTTTGGTTGTGCCATTATACCAAATAACCCCTTGTATTTATAGAGTGCGCTTTTAATTTAGTGTGCCTTTGCTATTATAAATACTTGCTTATTCGCACTAAGCAGACAATAAACCTAAAATACCAAGAGCCGTTTGTAGGTCTCCTTGTATCCAGAACACTTTCTTTAGGTTGGGTGTTTATGGTGTGCGAGCAGGGATACCCACAAGCGGTTTTTTTATGGATAAAATAAAATGACAATAGAAAGAACCTCGGCCAGCTTGGCCCGCTATGAAGAGCGCCCCTACACTACGGTTATAAATGAAACGCTGGCAATAATTGAATGCCCGATTGCCTTTTCTATTTATGTCTACCTGCAAAGCAAGCCAGAAAACTGGACTGTGCGCCGTCAGGATGTCATGAACAGGTTTTCTATAGGTAGGGATAGGTACGATAAGGCTATAAGGAAATTAAAGGAACTGGGGCTTGTTAGTCATGTTAGGGAAACCAATGAGGCAGGGCAGGTAATTAAGTGGGATTTGGTTATTCATTATGAGCCACAACACTGAAAACCACCCTTGTGGAAAACCAGTGACTGGAAAACCACACTTGTGGAAAACCGACCACTTAGTAATTAAAGAATTATATAAATTAAAGATTATTAGTAATTGAATATTTATAGAAACGCACAGTTGCAAGCAACGGGACGTATTTTGTGAATGATAGCGATAGACTTAAAAATTATTTAAAGCTTGATGCAGGCATGGTTGATGGCGAATTGGCTAACCACCTGTCAAATGAATATCTACTGATAGGAGATACAAGGTCAATTATTAAGCAGGCTATTAAAAAATTTGGGCTGCGAAGAAAGATGAAGCCAGTAAAGAAATTCAAGCAAAGTAAGAGGCAAAGAAAACAAAAAATCGAGCCGTTCAGTACAAAAGACAAAAGGTGGCAGGCTTTAAGAGAAAAGGTATTCAAGACATATGGGAAGATATGCATGGAGTGTAGATCAACTGACGCACTTCACGTTGATCACATAAAGCCTAAGTCTAGATATCCTGAGCTGGCCTACAGATTTGACAACCTGCAAGTACTTTGCAAAGCCTGCAACCAGAGGAGGTCGAACATTAATTGCAATGATTGGCGTGAAAAGTACGAGCAAGAAGAATACGAGTTAAAGCATTTAGCGGAATTAAACAGTCTCTAAATGACAACTATTACCTAAAGGAAAGAGATATGAAGAATCAGGATTTGCGACTATATGTTAAAGCTTTGAAATTTTGCATGACAGCGCATGGCGACCAAAAGAGAAAATATACCGATGAGCCCTACTGGCATCATCCTGTAAGCGTTGCGACCATACTAATTGAAACCTGTATTTTTAATATAGATATGGTTTGCGCTGCAATTTTACATGACACGGTAGAGGATACAGAAACGACTCAAGCGGACATTGAGGATAATTTCGGGCCAGAGGTGGCCGATCTTGTTCATTGGCTTACAGATATTTCAAAACCAAGTGATGGCAATCGACAATACAGAAAGAAGCTAGACCGCTTACACCTAGCGAAAGCCCCAGCAGAGGCGCAGACAATCAAGCTTGCAGACCTTATTGATAACTCAGAATCAATAGTTAAGCACGATCCTAGATTTGCCAAGGTTTACATGGAAGAGAAGGCGCTGCTATTGGATGCGCTCGATAAGGGCTCGCCTGTTTTGATGGCCAAGGCGCGCCGCATTGTTAATGAATACAATAGCTCAATTAAGGAATAGATATGACTGATAAAAAATACACTTACTTCGTTTCCTATGTGCGCGGTGGTCTTCATGGGAATACTAAGGTAACTACTATCGAGCCTATATCTTCAATTGGTCACATTAGGTCAATAGAGGATGATATTGATAGAAGGCTTGAGAAAGAGGGGAGTGTAGTAACTAACTACATCCTAATGAATAGCCAAAACCAATAACCCACATAAAGACCGATAGGGAAATACAATCACATAGCACTTGATCTAATCCGCAAATTTCCGCAAACTACCGCACATACTAAAAACAAAGGGCTGGAGGTTGATTTGAACAGATTGGATGTAAGATTGAATAAGGAGCTGTCCCCAAAAGTTTCCGCTCTAATGAAGGAGCGCAAGTGGAGCGGGCAGAGCACGGGGGAGTTTATTATTGAGGAATATTTTAGGTTTGTTGAGGAAATGGAAAAGCCTAAAAATAAACGAGCGGCCACTAAACGATTTAAGAAGCCGGAATGGGGGGAGTTGTCCCAGTACTTCTTTGAGCAAGGGTCTGTAGCCTGTCAGGATGACGCCACACGATTTATTGACTACTACGAGGCTAATGGCTGGAAGATTGGAAAGAACCCAATGAAGGACTGGAAGGCAACAGTTAGAACATGGATTCAAAGAGGGAAAGAAAATGGACAATCAGGAAGCAAGGCAGCACTTACAAACCTTAACGACACGGATTTCTGAATCTGAGCTATTGGCGGTAAATAAGCAGCAGGATACAGAGCAAGATAGAAAGGTTATCAGTTATATCATTCATAAGCTTCAGGCCATATGCCCAGCATGGCAGCAGTCTTTGGCAGGAATGGCGCAGGGGGAGAAGGAGCAGTTACTAAAGACAATTAAGAGAGAGTGGCTCAATAGTCTAATGGCGGCAGGCATTAACGAGCAGAGAATCATTGATTACGCCCTGAATAGAGTGAAGGAGGCGGGTAGCCCATTCTTGCCGACTATAGGCGTGTTTCTAGGCTACTGTGAGGAGGGTGATTTGCCAGCAGGCGTTAAGACGCCAGAGGGGTCGTATAAAGAAATCGTTGATTATCAATGCCTACCAAGGGAGAGGCGCCAGCCGATAGGGTTGTCACCAGAGGTCTGGCACACATTGAACAATCTTGGTGATCTGCACTCATGGCGACATATGAATGTAGAGAAGCATAAAAAGTATTGGCTAGATGAATACAGAAGAACGCTCAAGCACTTAAAAAGCGGGAATTCGCTGGATGAAGCGCCCCCGCCAAGAAAGGCGATTGAGAATAAGCCAACACCAACAAATAAAGATGACGCAATAAGCCGATTAAAGGCTATGCGAGATCGATTATAACCACCATGTTAAACGGCGGCTGCGCCGTCCTTTTGAATTATTTGTTATTCGTCCGAGAGGTGAGTATGTACGTTGATTTATGTCAGCACTGTAAAACAAGCATTTATTCTAATGATGACTATGTAAGCCACTCTAGTGGTAATTATCACATTGAATGCGCAGAAGAAATTAATCTACCAGAAGATGAAATTGAAGACGAATAACCCCTGCAATATGCGGCTGAGTGAAACGAAGTCCAAGCATGATTGCTTTGTTAGCTGTTAATTTTGGAGACTGAAACATGAGTATGAATAAAGACATTAAACTATTAAGGGAAGCACTAAAAGCAACTGTAAAACAACTGAACGATGTTACGCCACTCCTACAGACTGACGAAAATGGAGTGGGACCAGGTTGCACTGCCCACTTTCAGGCGTTAATTAATGCAAGCCACGCTTTAGAAGAGACTAAAGACAGCTAACGCCGAATTCAACGGCGCGAAGCGTCCTTTGAATGAAGTGTTATAAAGGGAAATATGAAGTTAAACGAAGCGTATGATATTTTGAGAATTCATCAAAAGTGGAGAAAAGGCGACCAATATCTAAAGCGGGTTCCGCCATTTGTTTTGAGTGAGGCTATAGATATGATTTTAAATGCTCACTACTCGGCAGAGATGACAATAGCAACTCCAAAGGGGAAAGAAGGTGAGGGCAACTAAAAGAGAGATATTAAAAGAGACCGCCAAGGCAAAGAAGATTTTAAAGGAAGTGATTGATTTGAAGTCTTATATGGAAAAGGCGGGAAGGGAGCTAAAGGTTGCTAGGTTGACCAGTGAGCAGTTTAGAGAGCTTGGTGTTTCCGATGGGTTTAAGTATCAAGGTATTGAATTAAAACTAGATAAGGAGAAAGCAGGGTGCATGAATCAATCATCGCTAATTTAACGATAGAAGAATTAGAGGTTCATTTTTCAATTAATGATAGCGATCCTTTTGCTAAAAGACTCTTTGAATTGGTGACGGAAATCAAGGTTGAGAGGGATGATCTATCCGATGAGCTTGAATCTGAAAGGTGTAATCTTGGCGAAAAGATTGAGGAGCTAGAAGAAGAGGTCGGGAGACTAGAAGAGGTTATAGAGGAGCTAGAAGATGAATCCTGAAGAAACAGAGCAGTACAAAGCAGGTGTGCAGGCTAGGCTAGCATTCGAGGGTAGCTCTACATGTCCTTACTCAATGCCTAGAGCTGCGGTATCTGGTGTTAACCACGAAGGTGGCCACAGCAAAGAAATAATTAACTTCCATCTATGGATGGCCGGATACAATGACGCGGGGGAGTAAATGATTTTTACAGAGCATGAATTAAACAAGATAAAGCCTAAACCTAAGCAAGATTTAAATATCTGCAAAAGCCGATATGGTAAAGACAAATACCGCCTTCATTGTCGAATAGATCGTAATGAAGAGTATTTAGGCACATTCACAGAAGAAGAAGTTGCACTTGCAGAAGAGGCAGCTCAGAAAATGATCAAGAATAGAATGGTTGATCAGAGATTTAGAGATGCACTAAAAAGCCGAGTAAGGAGAGTATTAAATCAATGTGCGGTATAATGCGCTCATAAATCAAGGGGCGCAAAATGGAAGCTTGCAAAAAGGGGGTGGTGGTTATAAGTCGCCATGATATGGTTAATATATATCCGCTTGGCGGTCAGTATAATAACTACCTAAAACACCCTTTAATCTTTGCGCTATCCCTTATAGAGGTAACAAGAACACCAAATACAATAATGGAAAAAGCCATGGTGTTAGAAGTAGATGAGATATTAGATGCAATCACGAACATTGCTAGCAGACAAGCTAAATTTGACTGACGCTGAAAAAATAAACACAATATACGCACTTAGAATTCAAACATACCAACACCTTCACACTCTAGGAATGATTGACAATGGCCTACTCAAAGCCGAAAAAGAAGCCCGCAAAGAAAAAGCCCGTAAAGACATCAAACGCCAATGGCGCAAAGTTACGAAAGAAGAAGCCTTCTAAGACCGCTTTTGGTACTGGTATTAAGGCGAAAAAAGATCGTAACGGCAATGTAAAAAAGGCATAAAGCCAAGGGCTAAAGATGACACCGATGATTCTAGTGGGGCTAATGATTCTAGCCCTAATCGTAAGAAGAACAAAGATAGCAGTAATAGTCGCAAGCGGGTTCGTAGCAAGTGAGCTTGTGGCCTATACAGGTTTGGACGTTGTATCAATGCTCATTATTTGCACTTCTATCAATATCATCATAGCCCTTGGCTGCATTAAATACTGGCGAGACGAAGGTGACAACATAGGCGCATGGATGACCTTGATGACATCTATTGCGGCTGCCCTATCTTTTTCGAAGCTGGCTGCTATAGGCGTAGTAAGTGGCCCAGCATTACACAATTCAATAATGAACACGGTCAACGAATTACTGATAGGTGTTGCCATGTTCACTATTGCCCTATTGTTACTGCTCCCATCTAAACCGTGGACCCTTCATGAGCTATTGGCAGATATTAAGCATGGCATTTCTAGGTTGGGCTATTTATTTGGTCATAGCTCTGGCAATGGACGTGAGACGTGAACATAAGCGGAAATCATGTAGTGGCAGGGACAAATCTAGGCTTCATGAACCTGACGACTGACGAGGCCGCGTTTCTTGTATCTTCTGCGGTTGCAGTATCTTATGTTTTCATTGCTGCGTTTAATGCGTGGTCAGACCATAAATACAGGAAGGAGAGCTATAATGCCGCTAAAGAAGGGAAAGAAAAATATTAGTTCTAACATTAAGAAGTTGCGAGGCAAGGGTGAAGAATGAGTGACAAAGCCAAAATAAGCTTAGTGGCAGAAACACCAAGCGAAAAGAAGCGCAGGGAGTGGCAAACGGTAAGGGATTATAGGAAGTTGCTAGCCGCTTATGATCTACCTACTGTGCCAAACCCTGAAGAAAGCAAAAAGGTCAGCGTTAAGGTGTGACTCAATTAGTAGAAAACACCAGTAAATTCAATAGCTTACTAGAATTGTTTGATTTATCGCCTGATGGTATTAAGAATGTTATAATCAAGATAGATCGAGGCAAGGCTATGAGTGACGCAGGTGACTGCTACATAGTTAAGAAAGACAAAATGACAACCGATCAAGACTGATAATTATTGTCACTTACTGACCTTAACGGGTCATTTTTTATCCTTCACATAGTTTTATACGGGTTAATTACGGGATGGCTAGGAGTAGCACGACATTCGGCGAAGATGCGCAACCCAGTAAGCGTAGAGGCAAAAGCGGGAAGACATTGGTACTAGAGGGCATCAAGGCTGCTATGCCCCTATGTAAGACCAGTGAGCAGGCTGAGACGCTTTACTTCAAAGAAGTAGCTAAGCGGGCTTTCAGTGTTGAAGATAAAGATAGTGCAATGCTTCTTAAGTGGATGGGGGACAAAGGATGGGCAAGCCTAAAGGCGGTACTAGAACCAGTTGCCTTTGAATACCCTGAAGATGGCACAAGACTAGAAAAGGCGGATGCTGTTTTGCTAGCAATGGCTAAAGGCATTATTCCTGCTGATGTTGGCTCTCTGTTCCTTCGCTCTAATGAGCACGTTTCTAATGTAGAGGTAGACACTAAGATCAAGCAAGAGCTAGAAGAGATTAAGCAGCACCTAGGTCTATCTGATGGCTAATGCAGCCTTACTTAAAGAGATAGATAGAATTAAGCCATTGGCCAAGGCCCAGTCAGGCACATTAGAGCCTACTGTCTACGGGATAGTTGATAGGGTAGACAATATTGACGGTGAGTTAATCCCTAATATTATTCGTAAATGGAAGGGCACCATAGGGGATATGCACCCCACTGATGATGAGCCCACTGTATTGTTAGTCCCAAAGCTAGAGCCTGCCATACTCAAGTACAAAAAATATAAATGCTTTTTTGGCGGACGTGGTGGAATGAAGACTATGTTTGCTCAGAATGTGTTTACGGCAGAGGTTCACTCATCCGGAATTAAGAACTACGTGCTTCGTGAGCGAATGAAGTCATTAAAAGACTCTATATTCTCCGGTATTGAGACAACTATATCCAAATCTGGATTGGGTGGCTTTATATCCGTTCCCTCTAAATGGGAAATAAGAAACACCAATGGCGGGAAGTTCGTATTCGGGGGTATGGCAAACATCCTTGACATGAAAGGCGCGGCGGACTTTAAGCGCTTTCTAATGGAGGAGGCAGAGAAGACCAGTCAGAAGACTATCGACACACTAGGCCCAACGCTAAGGGATATATTAGGAGCTGAGCTTTGGTATCTATGGAACACAGGATCGAGCCAAGACCCAATGTCTCAGGAATTCATAATCCCTTATCAGGCTGATATAGATAGAGATGGGTACTATGAAGATGAGCACCATCTAATCATCAAGCTCACCTATGAGGACAACCCTTGGTTTATGCATGATGAGTCACTAAGGCAAGAGATTGAGAAAGACCAGAACAAGGTTAAGCGAGGCATTATGAGTCAATCAAGGTTCGATGGCATATGGCTTGGAAAGTTCAATGATGATGTGGCCAACTCAGTGATTAAAGAGGACTGGTTCAAGGCTTGTATTGATGCCCATGAGAAACTAGGCATAGAACAAAGAGGCGCTATCACCTCAGCGTGCGATCCATCCGATACTGGTAACGATCCATGTGGCTTTGTATCTAGACAAGGAATAGTCTTTTTTGATGCGAGAGAGATAGAAGCTGAGAATGGCAACCGCAAGATAGATGAGGCTTGCAAGATTGCCATATCTCATGGTTGCGATTCATTTGGATATGATGCTGACGGCTTGGGTGCAACGCTAAGGGATAATGTGGATAAGGCGTTTAGTGGAAAGAATGTAAATATCTATGCTTACAAAGGGTCTAGCGAAATACATAGCCCGGAGGCTGAATTCAAGAGTGAGACAGCCGGATTAACCAATAGGGCAAACAAACTAAAAAACAAAGACGTTCTTCATAATAAGAAAGCTCAAAATATTATCAGCTTTGCTGAGGCGGTATTTAGAACATGGGAGGCAGTAGTGGAGGGTAAATATCATGACCCCGATACACTCATAAGCTTTAAGTCTTACGATCCTGAGACGAAGACAGGTATCAAGCCGGATATGATGGAGAAGCTAAAGGCGGAAGCTTGTAAGACTCCAATAAAGCCTGCTGACACAGTTAAGTTCTACACTAAACCCGAGCTAAGGAAGGGCGTTCAATTGCCTGACGGGTCGAGACTGGTCATCCCTTCGCCAAACATATTTGACGCTGCTGTGCTTTCACGCGACAAGTCAAGTATAATGAAACAAATAGACACGGTGGAAGTGAATTTCCAGTCCTTATTTTAGGTGCTCAAATGGCAACCAAAGAAGAAAAATTAAGAAATGAGTTCCAAGGCTGGATGCAGCAGCTAAAGGAAAACCAAGAGTCTGACGTTGATCAACGTGAAAACGCTAGGGAGTGCGACCGCTTTCTATTGGATAAGGACGGGCAGTGGGAAGATGAGATAGCCCAAACCCTAGATTCTCAAAAACGCCCCCGCTATACATTCGATAAGATTACCCCAGTCCTAGAGTCTATGATGGCTGACATTGAAGACATGGACTTTGGTTGCAATGTTAAACCTTCTAACTCAGGGGCGGATAAAGATACAGCTCTTACTTATGAAGGGATGATTCGCTCCATCCAAAATGAATCGAGGTCTGACGCTACTTTTAGAAATGCTTGCCGTCGTGTAATGCGCAGGGGCTTTGATGCATGGATGGTTAGAGCCAAGTACGCCGATGAATGGTCATTTGAGCAAGACCTATACATCGTACCTATTCCCAATGCTATTAACCGCGTATGGGGTAGCAACGCCAGTAAGAAGGCAGACAGTTCCGACTCTGATTATATGTATGTCTTAACTTCAATTAGCCTACAAGAGTACAAGGAGCGGTGGCCCGATAGGCAGCCTGTAAGTGTTGATGACTACGATGAAGATTACACCTATAGCAACCACGAGCCGGAAGTGGTGGTGATTGCCGAGCGATACTATAAGAAGAAAAGGCTTATAGAAATTGCTCAAATGTCTAATGGTGAGGTATTTGAAGTCAATGACGACTTTGAGAAGATTGTGGACGAAATGGCCCAATCTGGAATTACAGTAGTTAAGACCAAAAAAGTGGATGACTTCAATTGGTGTTATTCGCTATTTGATGGCAATGGAATTATTGAATACGAGAAGCCGACGCCGTTCAAATCTAATCCTATCATTACGGTTTACGGTAACTATGAGCATATAGGTAGTAATTCAAAGATTACCTATTCAGGTTTTGTGCTCAAAGAACTAGACGCCCAGCGTGTTCATAACTATGCAAAATCAAGAGAGATAGAGGAAGGTGCGCTTGCTCCTAGATCGAAATGGTGGATGACCAAGGGGCAGGCAAAAGGCAATGAAGACCAGATAGCGCGGATGAATATTAGTGCTGACCCTGTTCAATTCTATACGCCTGATGGCGAAGTGCCGCCACCGTTCTATCAGCAGGTGGCACAAGCAAGCCCGCACCTAAACACCCTAGGGAATCAAATGGCTATCGACATTAAGGAGCAGGCCAATGTCTTTAGTGCCATGCAGGGTGATTTTTCTGGCCGCATGTCAGAAGATACCGTGAGAATGCAAATAGACCGTGGAACCGCTGCGACTCGTAAATGGGTGAACTCTATTATTGATGGCATCCGTAGAACGTGTGAGGTGTTGGTGGAGACTATTCCAGTGGTCTACGACACCAAGCGTCAATTTGCCATTACAGGTATAGATGGTTCTGAAGATATGGTTGTTCTCAATGAAGAAATCTATGACCAACAGACAGGCCAGATGGTTAAGAAGAATGATCTTAATCGCGGAAAGTACAAGGTTATTTGTGACGCGGGTCCGGCATTCGCTAACCGTCAAGAGGCTGGCTTAGACGCGCTGCTTAAATATGCTCAAGTTGATCCTACGGTTGTACAGCAGGCGGGTGATATTATGCTTAAAGCTATCGACGCCCCAATGGTTGACCAAGTATCCGAGCGCAAGCGTAAACAGTTATTACAGGCTGGCCAGATACCACCCGAGCAGATGACGGATGAAGAGAGGCAGCAAATGGCTGTGATGGCTCAGCAGCCACAAGCGCCAAGTGTAGAGCAGATCCTAGCTCAAGCCGAAGCTATGAAAGCTCAGAACGAACAAGCCAAGCTTCAGCTCACCGCTCAACTTGAAACAGCTAAGCTGCAACTCAAAGCCCAGCAGCAAGAGGTTGACAAGGCCAAGCTACAGCTTCAAGCACTACAAAGCGCCCGCAAGCAAAACTTAGACGAAGCTCAAGGTGTGGCGAATATCGAAAACACCAAAGCGGACACTATGAACAAGCTAGCCGATGCTGAGAAGACAAGTGGTGAGAGCGTGGCGCAACAGATAGAGAATATTCAAGCTGTTACACCTCAAGTCACAATGGTTACGGTAGCGGGAGAGGAAGGGGTTTAATCACCCTTATTGCTTCTGATAATCTCACTGAGCATTGTGTTAAGTAGTCTTTGCTGTTTAACCATGCTCTTATGAGAGGAGGATCCCTAGTGCTCGCAAGTCTTATCTAATCCAGTGCTCTCTCCTTTGAACACAACTTCCTTATCTTTGGTGTTTTTTGTGTCTTTCATAAATCCTCCTTTGTTTTACATAGCCTAGCACTGCCTGATATTTGATTAAAATTAACTTTAGCTATCACTAACCCACCCTTAATTGCCTTTAACTATCACTAGGGTTAAAATATAGCCAAGGTACGCGACCTTATCGCGGTTTACTTCGCCTAGGAGGCGCTTAAATGACTGAAGATGCTAACACCCCAGAAACCGAACCTTTAGAGCAAGGCCAGCCAGAAGACTCGCAAGTACAGGGCTCCGATTCATCGCCGGATAGTGGAGAAAGCCACGAACAAAAACACGATTCTGTTCAGGCTCGTATTAATAAGATTACAGCCGAAAAGTATGCAGCAAAGCGGGAAGCTGACGATTTGCGTAAGCAGTTGGAGGAATCCCAAAAGGCAAAGGCAGATACACCAAGTGTGCAACCTGTTCAAAGTGGATCTATTCAGGCTCCTAGTGTTCCTGATGATATTTACGATGAAGAAGCTATGCGCAAGTACAATGCTGATCTTGTTGCATATAGCCAAAAAGTTGCTGAAGACGCTGCAAGGTCACAGTATCAAAAGCAGCTAGAAGAACAGAATAAGACACAAGAGCAGGTTAAGCAGAAGCAGCTTATTGATTCATGGGTTGATAATGCACAGAAATCGGGTGTTGATCTAGATAAGCTAGGAGCAGCAGAGCAGACAATTGCTAATGCAGGTGTGAAGCCTGAGTTGGCTCAGCATATTATGTCTGACCCTAATGGCCCAGCTATCGCGGTTCACTTGGCTGAGAACCCAGCTCTTATGTATGAAGTGTTAAACATGTCTCCGGTAGCGGCGGCGGTCAAGATCGAAAATCAGGTCAAGGCCGAAGCTTTATCAAAGACACCAAAAGTATCTAATGCACCAGAGCCATTAGCTGAAATTAATGGCGGCGGAATGGCTGAAAAAGATGATTTCAGCCGACAATTCCCTGATGCGAAAATCATTTAAGGAGGCCAAAAATGGCTAACGATTATCAAAGTAATACCAATACAAAGCTATTAAAGGCATTTGCCCGACGTTTTGAGTCTAATCAGGTGTTAGGTAAAACTGTATCCAAGCAGCTTGTAGACGACTTCGACGCATCCACGGGCAAAGACTACGGCTCGGTTGCTATGAAGCGCCCACCGCAATATGTGCCGCAGCGTACAGCCGACGGCGATATGTCCTCATCAACCGCCAATCCTGTAAAAGTTGGTCGAGTACAGGCTGAAGTATCTGACTACATCACTGTGTTTGTTGAGAATACACAGGTTGAGGAGGCATTAGAGGCTGATCAATTAGATGAACTTCTAGACCCTATCGCTATGGACATGACTACCACCTTGGAAAGTGAGCTGGCCCTATATATGGCTAAGAATGCAGCACTTCAAACTGGTGATCCTGATAGCCCTATTGCTAAGTGGTCTGATGTTGCGGCGGCGGGTGCCCTGCTAAAAGAAATCGGCGCGCCTCAGGGTATGTCTTACGGTGTGATCAACAACTTCACAGAGTCAGACTTGGCTGACCTTCAGACTCAGTTGGGTGTGAATAGCGAAGTTGGTGATGCTTGGTCCAGTGCGTTGGTCAAAAAGAATTTTGCGGGCTTGGATGTTCTTACAACCAACAACCTACCAGAGTTCCAAGCGGGCAACACCACTAGCGGCCTAACTGTACAAGCTACGCCACTGGCTACATATAATGCCTATAAGAACACCTACCGCATGACGGTGGTTCTTGCTGGGGCGACACCTACCACGGGAACACTAAAGGCAGGAACAGCCTTGCAGTTTGAGGGTTCAAACCTTCTTAATATGCGCAACCGCAAAGTGCTTCGCAAAGCAGGTGTTCCTGTTAAATTCACCGCAACAGTGCTTGATGACGCAACGGCTGACGGTTCGGGCAATATTACGGTAAACATCTCAGGTGCCGCAATTAATGAGGCTGGCGTAAATGGCGCGTTTAATACTGTTGATGCTCCTATTACAGCCTCGGATGCAGTAACGGTGCTTAATAGCACGGCTGATGCCTTCTATCGCCCCGAGCTTGCATACTGCAAAGACTTTGTAGGCATGGGCTCGGTTATTCTGCCTAAGCTTCACGCCTTGGATTCCAATGTGCTGAACTTCAACGGAAACTCAATCCGTGTTCACCGCTTCTCTGATGGCGTAGGCAATAAGAACCGTTACCGCTTTGACTTGCTTCCAACATTCGCAACCTTCAACCCTGCTTGGGGTGTGAAAATGGGTGGCAACCCTTAATAGGTTGCTAGTAGCACTCAAGGGGGTTTCGGCCCCCCTTCTTTTTACAGGTGGAAAAATGCAAAGCGTAAAGACTATTTTTAAATCAGCAAAAACAGAACTCGGCTATTACAAGGTAATGATTAACGACCAAGACACGTTCGACCACTTCACGGGCGATGGATGGGTTCAACACGTAGACCAACTACAAGCGCCTACCGAAGTTAGTGAGATGTCAGAAGAAGAGCGCCAGCTTCGTGATGAGTATGAGCAACTAACAGGCAAAAAAATTGGTGGTCGTGCTAAGCTGGAAACAATCAAAGAAAAGGTTGAAGAAGCCAGAGGCTAACCATGCAGATCAACAAAGGCGACCTAGTGAATGGCGCTTATACCATTCTACGTATAAGCGGCCTCACATTAACAGCCAGCCCCGATGAAATTACAGCTGGTATTCAGGAATCGGATGACTTAGCGAGTGAATTAAAAGGCAGCGGCGTTGATGTTAATTGGCAGCAGCCTAGTGATTATGGGCTTAGTGATCCTGCGGATACTTCAGGTTTAACGCCTGAAATGGCTGGACCTTTTAAGAGTGTTCTAGCTCTTCGCCTTGTTGATCTATTTGGTAAGCAAGCAACACCGTCTTTAGCCAAGAGAGCTAGTGACGGGATGCGGACGCTAGAGCAAATCACGGTTAACGCTCCAGAATCGGAACTGCCTTCTACATTGCCATTTGGGTCAGGCAATGAGTGGGACTATAGAAGCCGCCGATTCTACCCTGAGCCAGCCGCTAATAATGATGCTGATTATGTATTTCTTGATGATGTACTTAATTACACTGAAGATTTTAGCGCATGGCTTATTGACGAGGAGCTTGTGAGTGCGTCGTGGGAGGTTGCAAATGGCAGTGTTGAGATTGACAACGTAGTTAATGCAGAAACAACCTCAACCGCTCAATTGACCTTTTCGACTATTGGCGGCTTCACTCTTTGCATAACGGCAACCAAGACTAATTCGACCGATGTGTTCACAGTTCAAAAGAACTTTATAGTCAAGGATTGCAATCGCCAAACTTATGGAATTATTACTCCATAATAAAGCAAATGTAGTACAATTAAGGCGTTGATCTTGTGAAGGGGGTCAACACTAGGTTGATCAGCCGCCTATTACCTTCACAACCTTCACATAATGCCCTAGCTGTACGGGGCTTAAAATTCCCTTCGCGTAATCCTTCATTGAGAGGCTATACATGGCTAGATTCTTAGTGCCATTAGCGAACGGGGTTTATGAGTCTCAAAACCTCCAGTCTATTGGCAGCGAAAACAACACCTTTTACCACCAAGTAAGTTTTGAGGTTGACGGCAACCCTACTACTGGGACGGTTGAAATTAAAGCACGCGCTTTTGACTCTCAAGAGTACGAGTCCATCCCTGATGGAACTATCAGTTTTACCGCCCCGCAAACTCTTTTGTATCAATTCAATACGGATACCTATCAATTCACTGTGACAGGCTCGGATGTATCGGACGGCTTCATTATCGTGAATGACCAAGAGTTAAAAGGAGTTACACCATGACACTAGGACCACAAACTATCGGCATCGGCCCTCAAAGGATTGGAGGCAGCGGTAGCAGTATTAAGCAGAGTCTTTGTCAGGTGTCAATTACGCACCCATCTCCTGCCTTTACAGTCGCCGTAACAGGGACGGGTGATAATGATCTTGATCCGACTGTATACGCAGCCAACTTTGTTACGCTGCTTAATGGATATTCTGAGCAATTAAATTCTGGCTCTGCATTCGAGACACAGCCAGATGGGAGGGTTAAGGTTTTGGCGGCTGGCGCTGTAGTTGTTAGCGCTTATGCGGATATTGAGCATACCGCAAACAACACAACAGCTGGCGCTGTATTTTCAATTGAGAGGAATGCTGTAACAATCCTGTCCCCTCGATCAGTTCACGCGAGGTTGCCCAATACAGGTGATATAGGAAACCTTGCCGGAATAGGATCTTTTAACGCCCAAGCTGGCGATATAGTCGGGGTTGCACTAGCTAGCGATACAACAGGTAGCCTGAGCGTTCGCGCGTCGTCACTGGTGTTTGAGATGTTCACCTGATAATTAGCTCAAACTATCAACAACCACAAACCCATGTTAAAATACTATTAGTAATTTGCATGGGTTTTTATTATGGCTGCTGTAACCCTAATTCAGGGCGACAAAATGGATGCGGGTAAGGTTGATTATAGAGACGCCTTGGCCGTTAATATGTACGCCATTCCCAAACCTATCCTTGGTGCTCAAGGGTATATGCAGCAAATCCAAGGCCTAACCTCTTTCGGCACTTCGTCTGATGTATCCAATGGCGGTATCTGGTGCTCTGCCCAAGGTTTTGAAGGGCATTATCGCGTTCAGGGAGTCGATTTTGTCAGCGTATCATCTACTGGCGAGGTGACAGTTTTAGGAAACGTTGGCGGTGTTGGTCAGGCTGAGCTATGGTTCTCATTTGATAACATCGCCATTGTTCGAGGTCTTGGCCTCTACTACTACAATCCTACAGATGGGTTTAGGCAAATCACAGACAACCCTGCTATAGGAAGTGTTGTGGGTAAGCCGGTATCTGGCTGCTATGTCTCTTCCATTATGTTTTTGACCGATGGCGAGAGAATCTACCACTCTCAATTTGATGAATTCGCGGGCGTAGACAAGGAGGAAGTTTGGCTTGTTGATGCCGAGTCGGTTGCGGAGTTTGTCGCTGATTATACTTACGCACTGAGGCAGGCTGAGAATGATGAGCTGATTGTTTTTGGCTCTCGCTCCATTGAGCACTTCTATTTAACTGGAGCGTCTGGCTTTGCGTTTTCCCCATTAAACCAGAAATCATCCCGCCTAGGTGTTGTTGGGACTCATTCAATGGCCTTGTCTAAGGGTAGTTGGTATTTAGTGGGTAGAGATCAAGAGAGCGCCCCTAGTGTTTATATGTACCGCTCGGGCAGCTATCAGAAGGTAGCCAGTCGAGATATTGAAAAGACACTGAGCACTTACACTGACGACCAACTAGAAACCATTGTTGTAGATTCTATCGTTCAGGATGACATTGAGATGATCATCTTTCACCTTCCTGATACCACGCTACTATTCAATCCGACGATAGCTGGAATGGCAGGCAAAAACCTATCATGGTCTAAGTTAAAAACAGACACTACTGGCGACAAGCCATACAGGGCAAAAGACTTTGTACAAGACCCAAGGGTTAATCAGTTTATTGTGGGCGATAGACTGGATGGCACGTTGGGCATATTTGATAACACGGAATCTACTCATTATGGAAATATGGCAGAGTGGCTTTTATTCTCCCCTTTCGTCATGGCTGAGTCTCTATCAATCAATAGAATAGAAATTGAAACGATAGCCGGAATAGTTGGAGATGTTGAGGATGCAACTGTATTCCTAAGTACGACGCAAAATGGTAGAACCTACGGTCATGAATACTCCATGAATTACGGCGATAGGTATAACTATGGACAGAGGTTTGTAGCGCGTGCATTAGGCTATGTTCGTGACTGGGTGGGCTTTAAATTTCGCGGTATCTCAAGAAACCGCATGGCCTTTGGTTTGTTTGATGTGGATGCCTCCTAATGGCTATATCTAAAGAAGAGGCGTTAAGGCGTAGGCAGTTTAGATTCTCCTATAAAGATCTAAAAGCTATGACCTCGCTGCCCGATTCATTTATTAAAGATTACATCGAAGCGCGAGAAGAGGTGACGACTCTAAATGAAGAAAGCAGCACTCTTCAGGAGCAAGTTGCTGTAAACACACAAACAAACATAGATCAGCAGGACGAAATAGACTCTAACACGTTAGGCGTTAGCAATAACGCAGACAATATAGCCGCTAACGCCATAGCTATAAGTGATCATATAGGTAACACGGCAGGCGCTCATGCCGCTAGCGCAATCTCTTATGATGGCACCACTAGCGGCTATACAGCTATCGAGGTGCAAGCGGCCATAGATGAAGGTGCGGCTAACCTAGACACGCATGAGGCGCTAACGGCTGCTCATGGTGTAACTGGTGATAATGTGGGTACTGAGGATTATGCGCAAACCGCCATAGGTGGTGCTGTGCTTTTAGCTGACTTGGTGGCCGATGTATCTGCTACCACCACAGTCATAGCTACGGCGGACGTGGGCGCGGCTCCCGCCACTTATGACCAAGCTTATGCGGATCAGCAAACCGCTTTAACAAACGAATGTAAGGCCAAGATTAACTCACTGATTAATAATGATGTATTAGATTTGATCACTCAATTCAACGACCTTCTACAGCAAATGAAGGACGCCAAGCAGATGAATACAGTATGAGGTTTGAGCTAATAACACCGGATCAAGCGTCGGAAATCATAGACGCTGAGCTTTTAGATAGAATCTCTGATGACTATACGAATGCTGATAATATTAGGCTTCATAGAGATCACTTATATGTAGGCGTCTTCGGTGATGAGCTAATAGGGTTTATTAGGCTTCATCCTGAAAATAAAACAACAATGACTATCCATATAAACATACCGGAAAGGCATAGAGATAAGGCAAAGCAAATGCCTAAGTTGTTTTTCTCTGAGATGAAGAAGAATGCAGCGCCAGAAATTCAAAAGTTTATTTGTAAGATTCCTGTGATTTATCAGGATGTTTACAATTTTGCGAAGTTCGCGGGCTTTGAAGATGAAGGCTTGGACAAGAAATCAATAATGAAAGGCGGCCAACTAATAGACCGCTACATAATGGGTCTACAGAGGAAGGATATAGATGGGTGATGCAAGCAACGCCTTTGCAGGACTAGAAGATGCGGGTACACAATTGTACGGCGGCCTTACGGGTGAGACAGCTTCAGAAGCAGCTAAAGATGCGGCCGGAATAAGCGCCGAGGCTCAGCGAGAGGCATTGGACTACCTAATGCAGACTGAAGCAATGCCACAAGCTTTCCGCGAGGGCGCTCTCAGTCAGCTAGGTGCGTATTACGGAATTGGCCTAACTCCTCAATTGGATGCCGCCGGAAACCCTACAGGACAGTATGATTTCAGCCAGATTGATCCTACACGCCCAACACAAGAGCAGCAGATAGCTCAAGCCAAAGATAGCGCGCTTTACCAATCCATTTTAGGTGGTCGAGAAGCTGGTGAAGAGTCCTTAGCTAGACGAGCAACAGCGTCGGGCGGGGGTCTTCGTGGCGGCGCGACAACATCAAGTTTAATTAATTACAACACCCAACTTCAAAATGAAGCACTTATGCAATCGTTTGGGCAGCAACAACAGCAAGAGCAGCAGCGACTAGCA